ATGTCCAGACTACCGCTAAAGATAGCAATTCCAAAATCGACGAAGTGCAAGAAAAATTAAAAATTCACGATGAGGCGCACCTAAATACCATGAAGTTGCGCCTTGGCCGTGATATGCGACAGGCTATTAACAGAGGATATACCTCTAGAGATGAATTTTCCCTAGTAGAAAGTATGCATAAAAGCTACAAAACTCTAGGAGGTAATGGCTACATAGATCGTTTATTTAGCGATTTTGAGAAATTGGATATCAAAGAAGGCATCTTAATAGATGATTAGAAAGGGGGCATGGAATGGGATGTAGTAATACGACTAATTTGGCTCAGGTTGACGGAGGCATTCGTGTCAAGCAGGGAGATTTGTCCTCTACTTTCGGATTTGAATTGCAAGATGAAAATTTCCGTGGTATTACTTCTCTTGAGGGGCAAGAAGCTCTTATAACCCTAACAAAAGGTAAATATTGTTGGAAGACAAAAGCACTCGTCAAGGATCAATCTGTTAGTTTTAATTTAGACAGCATTCTGCCAAGCGGTAAATACCGTGTAGAAATTTCGGTTGGGGGGTATATCTTTCCAAGCGATCGAAAAACTTACATTGAAATTGAAACGTCGGATAAAGAATTGGTTCTTGAGGTAGTTCATACTCTCAAAGAGCTGGACGTCGCTGAAGAAGTTAAAAGACAACTTAGCGAAGGTGGAGCATGTCCGGAAATCCCTGACTTGCTCTTTTATTACAATTTAGGAAAGGTTTAAAATTATGGACACAACAAAATTAACAGCATTTGCACAAGCAGTCGGAACAGATATCAAGGAAGTTAAGCAGAGCGTCAGCACTAAAGTAGAAACTTCAGCAATGACGCAAGCTATTTCACAAGCAGTCGCTCAAGCTAAATCAGAGGTCAAAGCTGAAATCTTGGGTGAGTCTGTGCCTGAAAATCTTGATACATTGAAAGAAATTGCGGATAAAATCACGAATATGGGACAAGATGCAAACGGTGCACTTCTCGGCAAAGTAACAGAAGTTAGTGGACGTATTGATGAATTTGCAAACCTTGATTTAGTAGCAACTTATACTCAAGCGAAAGCGTGATTGCCATGAATAACCTTGAAAATCTAGCAACAGCTATTGGTACAGATATCAAGGATCTCAAGACGCAAACTGCCAACTCTCAAGAAAAGATCTCGGCTAATACAGAGTCCCTTAACCGCATCGCTACTCAAATGGACAGTCTTGCGACAAAATCAGAGGTCAAGCAAGGGATTGATAATCTTACGAAGACACTTGGGAAAGTTCAGGTCGGTGGTAGGAATTATTATCGAGATTCTGAGAAGATTCGAACAAGTACGCGTTTCTTTTCGTTTCCTTTACATCCATACCTTACCCAAGAAAATGTCGGGAAAACTTGGACTTTATCGTTTGATTTAAAAATCAATGAAAATGGCGAGATTCGCCCTCTACATTTTTATCACTATCAAAATAATCGCTTCGGTCTGAAAGCTAGTGCAGACATCACTCCAAGCAAGGACTGGCAACGGTTCACATTCACGGGTCCAGTTATCTTTCCGAACGATGACCCTCGTTATTCGAGGGGAGAGATGGCCTTGTATGACTACGGTGGAAATAATAATTATTCTGTGCGTAGGATTAAACTTGAAAAAGGGACTCTAGCGACTGACTGGAGCCCTGCGCCTGAGGATGCGCAAACCCAAGTAGCCGAAACTCAAGAGAGCTTGAGAGGTCTTGAACGCAAGTTTGAGACGATTGCTAGTGATGTGAAAGTGTTGAACCAAAAGCCTGAACCAAGGCTGACCTTGACAGGAAATACCCTCGGCATCGCTGGGGGTAACAATGTCACTCTGCCACTACCTGAAAACGTAGGCCATGAAATCCGTGGCACAGGCTTTCCAGAAGGGCGTATCACTGCTGAAATCGGAACAACCTATGTAGATGTCAACGCGACGAATGGCGCTCTCAAATGGATAAAAGAGAGTGGGAATGGTAACACAGGTTGGAGGGTCCTGATTGGGGATACTGGTTGGAGGACACTTAACTCAGTTTCAAAACTAGGAAATTCGTTTGTAAAAATAAGACGCTTTAACAATCTGGTCTTATATCAATTTGGAGGTCTTCAATGGGGCTGGTTCGGAATTGTAAGACGCGATGGTCAAGGCTATATTCTTCAAGAAACAGACAGAGAAAGAAATTGTTTTATCATTTTTAGAGATAATATACCTACAGGGTTTAGAACGCAATCATCCTTAATTGGTAATATATATAACGATAATGGAATTGTGTACGGTACATGGTATGTAGGAGGAGCTGCAGACCAAAATCATTTAAGATTCCAATTCTTAAACCCAGTGCCAACCGACCGAGATATTGGAGATATTCGAGTAAGCTCGGTATCTTACCTAACAGACGACCCTTGGCCAACAACATTGCCATAATAGAAAGGAAAAACATATGATTAACTGGAAACTACGATTACAAAATAAATACTTTTGGCTGACTGCAATCCCGGCCTTCTTGCTTGTCTTGCAAGCTGGTGCAGCAGTCTTTGGATATCATCTGGATTTGGGTGATATCGGCAACAAGCTGATTCTGCTTGTTAATGCAGTATTCGTGTTCTTGACTGCTATCGGTCTGGTCAATGACCCGACAACAAGCGGAATCACAGACAGCACACGAGCTCTAGAATACAAGAAACCAAGTGAGGAGTAAATATGTCTAAAAAACAAGAAATGATTCAATTCTTCATTGACAAGGCTAACAACGGCGATGGAGTGGATAATGATGGAGCTTATGGCTTCCAGTGTGCCGACGTGCCTTGTTATGGGCTACGTCATTGGTACGGTGTGACGTTATGGGGCAACGCTTATGACTTGCTTGAGTCAGCACGTTCTCAAGGCTTGAAAGTCGTGTATGATGCTGACTATCCAAAGGCTGGTTGGTTCTTCGTGAAATCCTACGTGGCTGGCGACGGTATCAATTACGGTCATACAGGTCTTGTCTATGAAGACTCAGACGGTTCTACCATCAAGACGATTGAGCAGAACATCGATGGCAATTGGGACTATTTGGAAGTAGGTGGCCCTTGTCGCTATAACGAGCGTTCTGTAAGTGAAATCGTTGGGTATATCGTACCGCCTGAAGAGGTTGAAACTGGCTGGCAACAGAACCAATACGGCTGGTGGTGGGTTCGTGAAGACGGCTCATACCCAACCGATAAATGGGAGAAGATCAATGACGCTTGGTACTATTTCGATGAAAAAGGATTCATGAAACGTAGTACCTGGTTGAACTACAATGACGCTTGGTACTGGTTCACGGATTCAGGATCTATGGCCACTGGCTGGGCTCGTATCAATAATGCTTGGTATTACTTCGATGAAGAAGGCAAGATGGTCACTGGCTGGATTAAGCATAAGCTAACCTGGTACTACCTTGACCGTAAGAATGGAAACATGGTGTCGGATGCATTTATCCAGTCAGCTGATAAGAAAGGCTGGTACTACATCAAACCAGACGGAACAATGGCAGACAAGCCAGAATTTGAAATTGAGCCAGAAGGGCTCATTACCACTAAATAATTTCAAAAAAAAATAAAACGAAAGGAAACTTTCTAAAATGTTCTTTCACCGCAGGCTTAGGCTTGCGGTTTTTTTGTTTGTTCTGAATCAAGAAAACATCTAACCAACCGACATCAATGTCGGTAGCAAAATAAATGGTTTGCCTGAAAAATTGACTTGTTGAAGTCAACAAATAGCTTTATAAAGTCCTTAGTTGCCAATTTTGTTGAGGTTAACAAAATTAGAGTTTGTATTTCTATTTTGCAAAAACACGCATTTTGAACGATTAGAAACAGGAATTACAATCCTATTGTTCAAAAAAGCGTTTTCTTGAAGAATAAAGAGGGTGGATGTAGAGTATTATTGTCAAAAACGCCATTTTGTTAATAATAGATCCTTTTCATTTTTTGATTATTGTCAAAAACGGTGTTTTGTAAAAATAAAAACAGTGAAATTGCTCACTGATTCTTTTGTAAACTATTAGAAATAAACTGACACTTTCTCAACTATACGGGCAAATATGAGTATGAAAATGAATACGAAGATGAATACGATTTAAAAAAATGATAGCAATTGATGAAAATGATTTTAATGGAAAATAAGTAAAAACTC